ATGAATACCGCTGATCATCAAGGAAAAATAAAAGGAAGATTCACAGTTCCTGCTAATATCCCTGCCGGTACAAAACTTGTACAATTCTTTGGCGAAAAGGGAAGTTACGGTGAAGCAACTTATACTGGTAAAAAAACTATTACCATAGAAGAGCGAAGAAGAATCATAGCAACCAAACGTGTTGATCCTTTAGCACAAACATTTACTTTAGGTGAAAACAGGCATATTGCAGGAATTGATTTATGGTTTACGACTAGAGGTACAAAACGTGTTGCTCTTCAAATTCGTGAAACAGTTATTGGTGTGCCCTCGCAGACGGTAATTGCTGAGAGTTTTGTTGAGCCAGAGAGCATTAATACAAATGGCACAGCAACACGTATTGTTTGGTCTCCTGTCTTTTGCGAAGCAGGAAGAGAATATGCGATTGTCCTACTTACTGATGATAAAGATACTGCAGTAAAAATAGCAGAACTTGGAAAATATGATGCCGTAAACAGCCGTTGGGTTACAAGTCAGCCGTATCAAGTTGGAGTATTACTTTCATCAAGCAACGCAAGCACTTGGACTCCTCATCAAAATTTTGACCTTACTTTCCGACTTTTAGCGGCAAAGTTTACTGAAAATATTTCGACGTTTAATCTTGGAAAAGTAACAGCTAACAATGTTTCAGATTTAATTGTTTTGGCAAATATTGAAAAAGCAGGTTTTGATACTAATGCTGAATTTATTTTAACAGATACAGAAGGACAAGAGCATTTTCTATCTGATAATTTGCCTTTAGCATTGCGTTCAAGATTTGATGGAGAATTAACCGTAAAAGCAGCGCTGAAGGGGTCGGAAAAAAGAAGTCCGGTGCTTTATCCAGGAATACAAGTAGTGCTTGGCAATATTGGAGAAACTGCAGACTACATAACAAGAAGCATTACTGCAGGTTCCAACACTAAAATCACAATTACATATGATGCTATTATTCCTGGTACTGCAGATGTTAAAGCGTATATACAAAAAAATATTGAAAAGGAAGAATGGCAGTTAGTTAATTTAACAACGGGCAAACCTATAGGTGAAAATTGGGTGGAGAGAACTCATACATTGACGAACTTTAATGCCAATGAAACCAGAGTGAAATTAGTTTTAAGTGGAACAGTTTTATATCGTCCTAAAGTTAAATCCTTAAGAATTATAATAACATAAAAAAATGCCAAATGATCAGACAAATAGAGGATATCTTTTACCACACCCAGAGAATATTGCTTTCAAGGATGTGGTTCGTATCCGCACAACAATTGAGAAAGTAGATGATGATATTACCAAAAGAGAAAATGAACATATTAACCTTAAAGAAGCATTTGAACGATTTAGTTTTGAAACTTTTTTGAATTTTTGGAGCAATAAATGAGCATTACTAAAGAAGTGGTCGATGCTTTACACCAAAGAATTAAGGCTTTAGCAGTAGACAGCACACCTGATCAATTGGCATATCTTGCTAAATCTCTTGAATTAATAGTAGATAAGAGAACAATTTCTAATATTGTCCAAATGACTACTGTCAAAGAGATAATTGATGCACTACAAAAAAGGCTTAAGGACCTAGCAGCAGATAGCACTCCTGATCAGTTATTGCCAAAGCACTTGAATCAATAGTGGATAAAAGTGCAGTCTCTGATATTGTGCACATTACTGATAAAAAGTTAAATGAGCTTCTAAATAGTGCAAAATCACACTTAAATACCCTCAGTGCCAATAAAGAAAACTCTGTATCAGTTATAACTGCAGCAAAGACTGAGTCTCTAGATGAAATCAATACGCTTAGGGCTAATTCCTTAGACGCCTTAAAAACCTCATCAGATTCATATATATCGTTACTTGATACGAGGAAGGATGCCAACATTGCAGCAATTAATAGTGTGGGTAATGATCATAGAGATGCTCTGAAAGGTGTAGTAGAAGGTTTTCGTGCTGTTAATGATGTTCCAAGTGGTTCATCAATCATGAAAGAAGTAAGGAATCGAAATATGGTTGAACCTGAATCATTACCTTTTTTGTTTGGTGTTCTCGGTAGATTTAATGATGCTAACAGGGGCCATGGTCACTTTAAGAGTGAATTAGGACAGTGGTATAAAGATACAACACAAACTAACCATATGCTTAGTTTGCTTGCAGGTACTCATACATATAATACAAGTTATGTCGGCTTTTATCGACCACCAAGTATATATTTTTTGCAAGGTAAGGACGGTACATTTATTTATAGAGAGTCGTATGTACGTTATACTGGCGCTTTTTCTGATTCGATTTCTTACCCATATGCACTACTTGGAGCAATATTCATAAAAAATACTACTAAAGCAGATATAACCAGGGTGTTAAATTTTGTTGGTTCATCGTATTGGGATTCACAGTATGAAGGCGCAGGTATGTTTGTTGGTACACCTGATAATACGAACACTAATCAAGAAGAGATTTCAACAATTATCTGGAAAAATGTTTATAACAATTCATCTTCTAGTGAGGGTTTTGCTGATTCATGCAGTGTTATTGCTCCAGCAGAAAAAACAGTAGTAGTCTTATTTTACTCATCACCATACCATTATGGAATGCTTACTTCTCATGCTCAGTTTATGCAATGGGGAATATATAGCTTCCGCAGTAATTTTTTAACCACAGGACTTGAAGTTGATGTAGAGAGAACACTCAAAGCTTGGCAGTGCCCAGGCTTAGAACATTCATATCAAATTTGGAATTGATAAGGGGGAAAAATGACAATTTATATCCGTTTTGAAAACGACAAACAAGTTGAAACAACAACACTTGAAAATAAGCCAGAAGGAATCGGTTGGCATGAAGCTCCAGAAAGTTTTGATTGGCAGAAAAGTTATTGTTTAACAGAGGGAGGGGAAATTGCTGAACGTAGTGAAAAAGATATTGAAGATGAGTTACTACAAAATGCGAAATTTTCTGTACTTTCTAATCTCGATATTTATTTTAATAACTATACTAACCAATACACAGGCAATTCTCATCAAAAAGCTAAGTCATATGAAATACAAGAAAAAGCTGCGGAGAACATTTTAGTAGCCGAAGAAGCAAATCAGCCCTTACATAGTAAAGATACAGAGATTATTGAACCTCTAGCAAAAATCCGTGGCATTTCAGTTATTGAGATGGCAAAACTTATTCAAGATAAAGCAAAAAAAGCAGTGAAGGTCGTAGCAAAGTGTGAAGAATTAGAAGATTTAGCTAAAAAAAGAATAAAAGAAGCGAAGACCAAAGAAGAACTGCAAAATTTTCTTAAGCATTTTGAGCAAGAGATAGAAAATTCTCTAGCAAATTTATAAAGATAAAAAGAAAGATTCCCAAATTATAGGACCTCTAGCAAGAATCCTTATCTATAGCCCAAATAGCAAAAGGCGAAAAAACTTCTTAAGCAATTTTAAACAACAAATCTCTAGCAAATTTATAGGAAAAAATGACAGAAAAGTTTTTACATGGAGTCAATGTTATTGAAGTAACTTCTGGCCCAAAAACAATTAGAACAAGTAAATCATCAGTAATTGGTATTATTGGTACAGCACCAGATAGTGACGCAGAAAAATTTCCACTAAATAAACCAGTTCTTATAACGGGAAGTCTAAAAGAAGCAGCAAAACTCGGTAATAAAGGAACTCTTCCATCTGCAATAAGCTCAATCTTTTCACAAATTGGTGCGACAGTAGTAGTTATTAGAGTTGAAGAGAGTGAAATAATTAAAAATATCATCGGTGGAGTTGATTCAGAAACTGGAGAATATCAAGGGATAGAGGCTTTCCTCAGTAGTGAAAGTATAGTCCATGTTGCGCCAAGAATCCTTATTGCTCCAGGATTTACTCACCAACTACCAGAAGCTGAAGATGGAGAAGGGTCGAAAAATCCAGTAGTAGCAGCATTAATAGGGGTAGCAGAGAAGCTAAGAGCTATAATAGTAGCAGATGGACCAAATACCAATGATGAAGAAGCAATCAAATGGAGAAAAAGTGTTGGCAGCAGCAGAGTATACATTGTTGATCCATGGGCGAAAGTGTTCACTAATGGGAAAGAAGAGATTTTGCCTTCTAGCCCGTTTGTTGCTGGCTTAATTGCTAAAATAGACAATGAACATGGATTTTGGTGGTCACCATCCAATCAAGAGATTAATGGTATTGTTGGAACTAGCCGTCCAGTTGATTTTACTCTAGGTGACTCAAACTGCAGAGCAAATCACTTAAATGAAAATGAAGTTGCAACAATTATTCACCAAAATGGCTATAAACTATGGGGAAATAGAACCTGCTCAAGTGATTCAAAATGGGCTTTTTTGTCAGTCAGACGCACAGCTGATCTAATTAACGATAGTCTTCTTCGAGCACATCTCTGGGCAGTTGACCGCAATATCACTAAAACCTACATGGATGATGTAATTGAGGGGGTGAATTCTTACCTGGCAAGTTTAAAAGCCCAAGGAGCTATTATCAGTGGAAAGTGTTACGTATCACCAGAGCTAAATACACCAGCTAATATTGCAAGTGGAAGAGTATTTTTTGATTTTGAATTTACGCCACCATATCCCGCTGAGCAGATTACGTTTAGGTCGCGTCTGGTTAACAATGAAATAGAAAAATATAGTTAATTTTATAAAGGAGAAAAAATGCTGCCAAAAATCTTAAAGAATTTTAATGTATTCGTTGATGGTCGTGGTTATGCCGGTCGTATTGATGAAATAACCTTGCCAAAGCTTACCATAAAAACAGAAGAGTATCGCGCTGGTGGTATGGATATCCCAATAAATATCGATATGGGCATGGAAAAGTTGGAAGCTGAATTTACTTTTTCTGAATATGATACAGAGTTATTCAGGCTTTTCGGCTTAATAGATGGGAATTCAGTATCTCTGACACTTCGAGGTGGATTACAAGGCAGTGGTATCAATAATATCGAAGGAGTAATCATTAATCTCAGGGGAATATTCAGAGAATTTGACTTTGGTAGTTGGAAACCTGGTGAGAAAGCAACACTCAAATGCACTGTCGCTGCTCATTATTATAAACTCACCATTGGTGACAAAGAACTTATTGAGATTGATGCTGAAAATATGATTCGAAAGATAAATGGTGTTGATCAGATGGCTTTACTACAAACAATTTTAGGTATATGATAAAAGTTGACAAAATGACGTAAAAGTGTTAAAATACATCAACTTATAAGTTAGGTAATACTATGGCTGAAATGAATCATAAAACTCATGAGGATCTTGAAAATCAGTTGAATGATTTACTTGTTAATATTGCTCAGTCTCAAAACAAATCTGTTCTAAAACTATTAACCGAGTTAATGGGAGAGGAAATTGAGGATATAGAATTATCTAAAATTGCTGGTGAACGCTATAAAGAGAAAAGAATAAGACATCAAGATGCCTTCTGGGATTAGGCCATATAATATAGATTACTCAGAATCTGTTATAAAGAAAGATATTCCAGCACTTCCAAAAAAGATAAAATCAATTATTGAAAAGGCAATAATGGAACGTCTTACGGTTGAGCCGATAGGACTTGGAAAACCTTTGCGCCATGATTTAAGTGGACAGTACAGTTTAAGGGTAAGTACTTATCGTATACTGTACTATATAGACGCTCCAGCACATACGGTAGTAATTACTTCAATTGAACACAGAAAAGATTCTTATCAAAGCTAACAATTCTTACTTTTTAAGAAAGTTAGTCATGTAAAAGTCAATGTAGGCTTTTATTTAATTAACTTTTTGAGGAAAAACATGCAAACAATTACACTAAACAATCCAATTACAGTTGATGGAATTTCTGTTTCAGAGCTAACTATCAGACGTCCAAAAGTAAGGGATTACCTAGCAATTGAGCGCCTTAATGGTAGTGATCTGAGTAAAGAAGTGACCCTAACTGCAAATCTAGCCTCTGTTACAAAAGAAGCAATCGAAGAATTAGATATTGCAGATTATGTAAAAGCACAAGAGATCTTAAAGGATTTTTTTTCACCAATTATCCAAAGGACTTAAGGCTAAACGTATTAATGCTCAGCTCTATCACAGGCGGTGGGGTTGAGCAAATACTCAACATGGAAATTAGTGAATTTATTTTATGGTCGAAAGTAGCCAAGGAGTTTAAATGTCAACATTATCAATAAAAATAGGAGCTGTCTTAGATGGCAGTTTTAATGCTGCAATAAAGGGAAGTAGCGGTCAGCTCTCTAGTCTTGGTGAAAACATCAGGCGGCTTGATTCGTCTTTAAAGTCAGTGTCTAAGTTCAAACAATTGGGTTCTGATATTTTGGCTAGCAAGAAATCCTGGAAAGGCTTTGAAGATCAGGTAAAATCCTTAGCTAAGCAGATCAAAGCAGTAGAAAAACCAAGTAAAACTTTAAAAGCCGAATTTGATAAAGCTAAAGCGTCTGCAACAAAAGCAAAAGTATCTTACCTGAAAAAGAGAGATTCACTGCATTCCTTAAATGAAGAAGTAAGGAAGAGTGGAACAAATATTAAATCCTTAGTGAGAGATCAAAACAAACTTGGTTCATCTCTTGAGATGCTGAGAAGTAAATACAGCAAACTGGGATCTGTAATCAGTCAACAGCAAAGTATCTCAGCAAAAAAAGCACATTACAGATCACAAGTAATAGGAATGATAGGTTCATTACTCTCAGTTGCAGTTCCAATTAAAATTGCAGTTGATTTTGAGTCTGCTATGGCCAATTTTAAGGCAGTGGTAAGATTTTCTCTTGATAAAGAAACCAATAATAAGATGATCATGGAACTTGGACAGGAGTTAAAGAAATTATCCCGTGAAATACCAATATCAGCTTCAGAGTTGGCTGAAATTGCTACAAGTGGTGGACGGCTTAAATTTTCAAAGGATGAGATTACTCAATTTACAAAAGCAGTAGCAAAAATGGCAGTAAACTTTGGTATGACAGGAGAAGAAATAGGAAGTGCTACTGCCACACTTTCCAATATTTACGGAATTATGCCTGAAAAAATTGAAGATCTCGGAGACACGCTAAATCACCTTGCAAGTAATACTACTGTTGACGCAAAAGATATGATGTCAGCAATGACTGTGGCTGGAGGAGCTGCAAAACAGTTCGGATTAGATGTTCACCAGACTGCTGGTCTTACTTTTACCCACAAATATAAAAAAGCTAGTAAAATAGCAAATTCATATATTTGATAAAGGGTTTAAAAATGTACGGAGTAAATACAAATACGCAATATACTGATAGCTTAGGGGACAAATGGCTAGAAAGAGAGTTGAGACATGTTAATCTGGGAGATATAAGGCTTAATAAGAGGCTTATTACAACAAGTTATCTTATAGAGCGTAAGGCATCTGGATCAATTAATCAAAGTTGTGGTGGATGGAAAGAAGCTAAGGGCGCGTACAGGTTGTTTAGTAATGAAAAGCTTGAGGCCGAGAAAATTTATTCTTCTCATCATAAAGAAACAGCGGAAAGGATAAAAGGAAATAAGCTTATATTTTCAATCCAAGATACTAGTTATTTGGATTTTGACTCTCATATAAATACCAAAGGGCTAGGCAGTATTTCTAAAGCTTATACAAAGCATAAAAAGGGTTTGCTGCTGCATAGTGCCTTAATGGTCAGTAAAGAAGGATTACCTTTAGGTTTATCTTCTCAACAGTGCTGGGCGCGTCCCGCTAGAAAAGAAGAAACAGCAAAAGAAAAAGCAAATAGGAAATACCGTACTTCTATAGAGGAGAAAGAAAGTTATAAGTGGATAGCAGCACTAAAAGAAACCATAAATAACGTTTCCAAAGATGTACAACTTGTCACTCTTGGTGATAGGGAAGCAGATATCTTCAAATTTTTATGGATAGCTGAATCATTGGGTAGTTTTTATGTAATCCGTAACCGAGCTAATAGAAAATTTATCTGTACTGAAGAGGGAAAAACAGATTTGCAAACACGCATAGCTCAACTTCCGGTAAAAGAGAAAATCGTCTTGGAAGTTGCTAAAAACGGGCACCAGAAGTCAAGAAAAGCAAATATTGAAGTAAAATATATGAAAGGCTATATACCTATCAGAGCGCCTTACATTTATGGGTCAAAAGATACAGCACATAAAATAAGTGATAAAGTCGCTGTATATGTGGTAAGCGCAAAGGAAATGGATCCTCCTAAAGGAGTTGAAGCTATCGATTGGACTTTGTTAACTAATGTACCAGTTAATAGCACTTTAGATGCCATAGAAAGGATAAATTGGTATAAGCTACGATGGAAAATTGAAGAATACTTTAGAATTTTAAAATCAGGATGTAAAATAGAAAGCTCTCGTTTAACTACAAAGGAAAGGCTACAGAAATTAATTGCTATAAAGAGCATTATTACATTTAAAATTTTATATTTAACAAAAGTGGCTTTATCGCATCCTATGGAGGCTTGCACTAAGGTTCTAAGCAATGAAGAGTGGAAAGCTCTTTACATACGTGAGCATCAAGTGGCCACATTGCCCGAAGAACCTCCAAACATAAAACAAGCTATTATTTGGTTAGGAAAATTAGGTGGGTTTATGAATAGAAAAGGTGATAATTTACCAGGAAGTATGACTCTATGGCGAGGCTATGAAAATCTTAGAGAGAGCATGGTTATGCTTCACATAATAACTTCTCAAAGTTATGGGTAAAAGTAAGACTGCTGGTTTAGTGAATACCTTCATTAGCTTAGGAAAACAGCCTAAAAAGGCAGCAACAGTGATAAGTGATATACTCGTTAAACTACAAACTGCAAGAAATCAAGGTCCTGAATTTATAGGAGCACTAGAGGAAGTAGGAATAGATATTGATGAGCTTGAGGAGAATATTAAGAAAGATCCACAAGGAACACTTCTAAAAGTTTTTGAAGCCTTGAGAAACGTACCTGAAGATGAGCGTCCTGATATTCTCTTGAGACTTTTTGATTCTGGATCTCAAGATGATATAGCACTAATAGTTGCAAACTTAGAAAAATATAAAGAGGTGCTAGGGTTACTAGGTGATGAAAAAGAACGTGTAGGCTCGTTAGGCAGAGAATTTGAAGATCGTGTAAGTACTACAGCAAAACAATTGCAACTACTTAAAAATTCAATGGCAGAAGTAGGAATGAACTTGGGATCAGTCATGCTACCTACTTTAAATTGGATAAGTGGTTTTTTAAGATCTATAACCACAGGTATAGCTTGGTTTGCAGAACAGTGTCCCATTTTGACTACTGGAATTATGAGCATCATTTCAGCCTGTATCCTCTTGAAGATTGCAGTAGTGGGTGGTGGTTATGCATTCGCTTTACTTCAAGGAGGTGCTTTAACTTTAAAAGCTATTTTGTACGGACAGCTCGGACCAGCGCTAATGTGGCTATCAACAACAATAATTCCTGCTGTAGTTACGGGCTTTAGAGTGTTAACAGCGGCAATGATCAGTAATCCTATAGGAGCTGTTGTTGCTTTACTTGCAACCGGTGCAATTCTCGTAATTAGTAATTGGGAAAAAGTGAAAGACTTCTTTGCTGGTCTTTGGGAATATATAAAATCGATAATAAAACCAATCGGTGAAGCTTTTTCATGGCTAGGAGATACTATCAGTAGCATATTTGGTGGAGTTTCTGAGAATAGCCCATTAAAAGAATTTGAAAAGATGGAGAGTGTTGTTTCATTAGTCGATGGAAAAGTTGGCAATGCACTTTCTAAAAATAGCGTTTTCAGTGATGGAAATCCTTTACTCAATAATAATGTAGTGAAAGAAATCTCTGAAGGTAGTGAAAATAATATTAAGTTCAAAAGTATCATAGAAGAGAAAAGATCTGTGGAGGATTATCATCAGGAAGAAGCCGAAAAAGCATTTAAGGAGCTTATCAAAAACAAATTTGAAAGCAAAGAATCAAAAACATATGACCAAACATTCAATCAGACGTTTAATATAAGTGTCAAAGCAGAACCTAATCAAGATATACGTAGTATTGCAAATGCAGTAATAGAAAGGTTAAGAGAACAAGCACGTGGTGCGCTCTTTGACACCATAGAAGAGATGCATTAATGTTACTTGGGCAATGTAAGTTTGAGCCAATAAGCCTGAGATACAGTAAAGAACAGAGGTGGCATACAATTGAATGTATTGAAAAAACGTCATTGCAAAATATTGGTTCAGGAATTGAATGCATTGATTTAGCAGGAGTAATTTATCCTCATCATCGGAGTGATGGCTTAGAACAGTTGAAGAGTATGCGTAACACTCAAGAACCACACGTTCTAGTTGATAATTCAGGCAATGTACTTGGAAATTTTGTTATCACCAATTTGGAAGAGAAACAGACATCGTTTTTTCCTGACGGACGGCCAAGAAAAGTTGAATTTCAAATAAAGTTAAAAAGTTATAATAAATGATTTACTATACTACCAAAGAAAATGAAATGCTAGATTATATTTGCTGGAAGCACTATGGATATAGTAGCGGAGCAGTGGAAGAAGTATTACTTGAAAATCCTGGTCTTGCAGAGTACGGTAGTTTCTTACCGGCGGGACTAAAGATTAAGCTTCCTATAATTCAGAAAACATCACAAGAATCTGTAACAAAAATTTTAGAATAATGAAACCAGATTTTGACATAATAGCAGAAGATAACTCAGTAACAGAAGCTTTAAAAAAGAGCTTAATATCATTACGCCTTACTGATGAATCTGGGACTACGAGCGATGAAGCTGAAATACATATCAACTACGGGAGTAGCGCTTTAGAGCTTAAAAGTGAATTAAAAGTTTTTCTTGGGTATAAGGAAACAGATCTGGTACTTATGGGAGTTTATACGGCAAGTGAAATCACGGTGCAGTGCCCTCCACAGACTTTGAGGGTAAGGTGTCTTGCTGCAAATTTTAAAAGCTCACTAAAGGAAAAAACATCAAGAGTGTGGAAGGACATTACTTTAGGTGATTTAGTGAGAGAAATAGCACAGAAACATGGATACAAAAGTAAAGTTGCTGAAAAATTTGAAAACGTACTTGTACAATATAAAAATCAGACAAATGAAAGTGATATAAACTTTTTAAAAGGGTTAGGCAGAGAACATGATGCATTAGTAAAGCCTGTGGGAGGATGTATAACTTTTATTTCAAGAGGAGAGGGGAAATCAGTAACTGGTAAAGTATTAGGTATAACATTATTAACACCTAAAGATGTAATAAATTGGAAAGTAAATTTTAATGTACGTAATAAATATGGATCTGTGACTGTAAAATGGTATAGTTATGAAACGGGAAAAACTACAGAAGAAAAAGTAGGAAATGAAGGCCCAAGTTATTCAATACAAGATCCTTACTCTACAGCAGAATCAGCAATTAGTGCAGCAACTGCTAAGTTAAAACAACTAAAACGTAGTACATCAAATTTAAATGTAACTGTTCCTGGTAACCCTGCACTTTTTGCAGAAGCTAAGATCAGCCTTTCAGGGTTTTGTCAGGAGATTGAAGGTGAGTGGGTAATTAATAGAGCGGAACATATCTTAGATAGTAAAGGGTATCAAACTACAATAGAGGCAGTGCAAGGCTAGTTAAAGAAAATTTAAGCAAATTACAATCTAATGCCAAAAATAATATGATTATATATGAACAGAAATTTAAGGAGAATTCTTCGAGCAAGCTCAACAGGTCAGTATGATGTACCAATTTTCCTGATAGTATTAGTAATATGTGTTGCTACTATATATTCTTTGTTATTTAGTGGAGAGAGTCTTGATGAAATTGATAGAAATTTACGAGTTGCAACTAAGAACTGTGATTTAGAGGCTGTTGAACCCTTGATAAAAAAGAACGTGAATACTAAAGGTTCTTTAAGTATTAGTGAAAGAGCATTACATTATGCTGCAGGAGAAGGGTGCTTAGAAATTACCAAGTTTTTATTAGACGAAGGGGCTGATATAAATGCTATTAGTGGAGCATTACATGAAGCGGCCAGAGGGGGACAATTAGAGATAGTGAAGCTTTTATTGGAAAAAGGAGCTAACCCTCACCTTCGTGACTGGAAAATGCAAACTGCAAAAACTGCAGCAGTAAGAAAGTTTCTTAATCATCCTAACAGAAAAAAGCCTTACAGAGAAATTATAGACATACTTCGTGATGCAGAAAAACGATACGAGTCCAAGTAGTAACTACCATAACTAAAGTATAGGGAGTGAATATATTTCCCTTCTTATTAATCATTATAACTAATTCATTTTATAATCAGGAAAAACATGCAAAACCAAAACACAGGGAAAATCCCAATTACAGTAGTCGTTACTATGCTAATCCAAACAATAGGAGTTATATGGTGGCTAGCCAAGCTAGATTTACGGGTTCACATACATGATAAATTCATAGAGCAGAATAACGGATTGACTGTAACGGTATATCGTCTTGAAGAGAGAGTAAAAAATCTTTCTGAAGAACTTGATGAGTTTAAAGGGCAGGTTTCAAATAGTAAATGGAAGTGATCATTCTTCTATTGGTTGATAAGGATTGGACTGTAATTGACGTTTCTGCCAATTTTCCACATATTGCTCAACTAATGGATGATTGCCAGTAATAATCAGCAAATTCTCAGCATTTCTTCCCTGCGCAGAGTAAGTAAAGTTGAATGAACCAGTTATTATTTTTCGATTGTCAATTATCATTAACTTGCTGTGTGCTATAGCTGGTTTATAGTCGATCCAAATTGGGATTTTTTGTTGAAATAGCTCATTGATAACACTGTATTTCGATTGAATTTGTGATTCATCTAGAATAACTTTCACATCAATACCACGCTGTTTAGCCATAATAAGCGATTTTGCAATTGGCTTGGAAGTAAATTCATAGGCCTGTATCAGTACAGATTTTTTAGACTGATTTATTTCGTGAATTATCTGATTAGCACAATTTCCGCCAGGAGTAAAACAAACCGTGATCTTTGGGCAAATACATCCAGATAGAAGTGAACATATTAATAAAAATAAAATATACCTCAACATATGACCAAATTTATTCTCTCAGTCGATGGTGGCGGAATCCGAGGAATTATACCAGCAATAATATTAGCAGAAATAGAGCGTAAAACAAATAAACCTATTTCCCAAATATTTGATTTAATGGCTGGCACTTCAACTGGTGGAATAGTTGTTGCAGGGCTATGTAAGAAGGATGGAAAAGGGAAACTACAGTATTCAGCAAGTGATTTAGTTGAGCTATATAAAGAATACGGATCCTATATTTTTAAATCTTCATTTTTAAGGAAAGCGATTACTTGGCTGAATGGTGCAGAGTATTCGAATAAAAACATTGAACTTGTGCTTGATAAGTATTTTGGTGAGATGACTCTTGCTGATGTTACAAATAACTTATTACTTACAAGTTACGATATTCACAATAACTGCCCTTTCTTTTTTAAGAGCTGGAAGGAAGATAGGAAATTTCTCAAGCTAAAAGATGCACTAAGGGCTACAACCGCTGCTCCTACTTACTTTACCCCAAAATATCTCAAAATTAACCAAATTGAAAGAGTATTGGTGGATGGAGGTGTATTTGCCAATAACCCTGCTGCCTGTGCATATGCAAGTTGTAGAAAGTTATTCCCTGATGATGAGATAGTGCTGTTTTCAATTGGTGCTGGTAGGCTATCTAACCCCATTAAATATATTAACTCAAAGAGATTTGGAAAGATAGCTTGGGTAAAACCGCTACTAAATGTAATGTTTGGATCGAGCCTTGATATTGTCAATTATCAACTCAATAATATAATTGAAGATAAGTATTTACGTATACAATCACAGCTAAGCGTAGCATCACCCGACCTGGATAATGCTGGAACTAAAAACATAAAACTCCTGCAGCAAGAGGCGCGAATGATGATTGAATGTAGTCAGAAGATAATTGATAAATTTTGTAATATCGTAAGTTAAGGCTGGAAGTCATTTTCAACTATAAAATTAAATGAACGCATTAGAAAAATTCACATTTAATGCTAAACCCATATATACTACAAATAGAGGAGCTGCGTATTGTGGAGACTCTATTAATCTACTGCCACAACTCCCAGACAATAGCTTAGATCTTGTAATAACCAGCCCACCGTTTGCTTTGCAAAGAAAAAAAGAATATGGAAATGAGTCTCAAGCTGAATACGTTGCATGGCTTAGTAAATTTGCAAAATTAGTATATAGAAAACTTAAAGATACTGGTAGTTTTGTACTTGATCTTGGTGGGGCTTATGAAAAAGGTATGCCATTGCGAAGCTTATATAATTTTAGGGTGCTTATACATCTCTGTGATGATATAGGATTCTTCCTTGCCGAAGATTTTTATTGGTATAATCCATCTAAGTTACCAAGTCCAATTGAGTGGGTAAATAAGAGAAAAATCAGGGTAAAAGATTCTGTTAATACTGTATGGTGGCTCAGCAAAACCAAGTGGCCTAAGGCAGATATCACAAAGGTACTAGTGGAATACAGTGACCGCATGAAGAAACTTATTGAGGACCCAAAGGCATATTATACTCCAAAAAAGCGACCTTCAGGACATAATATTAGTAGTAGCTTCAGTAAAGATAATGGTGGATCCATTCCATCAAATCTTTTACAGATTTCAAATTCAGAATCCAACAGCGCATACCTTTCTGCATGTAAAGAACTAGGTATAAAACAGCATCCTGCTAGATTTCCTGCCAAATTACCTCAATTTTTTATTCGATTTTTAACACAGCCTGGAGATGTTGTTTTAGATATCTTTGCTGGGTCTAACACAACTGGCGCTGTATGTGAACAAGAGGGTCGCTACTGGCTAGCGTTTGAGGAAAATAGAGAATATCTTGCTGCGTCTGCTTTGAGGTTCAGAAAAGAAATAATATATTAATGGTAAAGAGCAAGTATTAAAGTCTTATTTGAGTTCACTGAGCAGAATTTAGAAGCAAACTACTATTTTCTCTAGATCTGAAATGGGCTGCCAAAAATCCCAAATACCCAAAGCACATTTAATCAAATAACAAAGCTATTGGTGCCTTTTGCAAATTAACATAAATTTTTTTACCTATTTTATATTTATTAAATACTTCTCTATTTCTATTTGCATATTAATACTAATTATTAACTTTCTCGACTAGAGAGAATTAATTTATTTACCTTCTAACTAAGGTTGCATGTCAGTCAATATTTTGTTAATATCTATCACTGTAAACTATAACAGTTTGGTAATAATGTGAGGTTATATGCAAAATAAGAAAATTGTACAAGATAATGATCTTTTAGTTGGTATAAAACAGATCTTATATAGTTTTTCAAAAAGTGTAAGGTTTGAGAATGAAGGATTGAAAAATGAACGAATGCCTTCTTCTAAAAATATTGTTTTCAACGCAAGTAATTCGGAAGAAGGACTTAACTATCATCTTAATCAAAAATTCTTAAGTTATCCAGAACGTCTGAGTCCATTTAACGTCCTAGGGCGCTAGCAACAAATTACAGACTTTAATAGTGGAGGCTAGTATGGATATTGATAAGGAGTTAGTGGCTATAGTCAGAAAAATTAAGAGGGATAGAGTACTTACGATACTTTCACTTCCTTTTTACATCATTACAAGCATTGTTGTTAATACTAAACTTGGTATAAAATGTCTACGTTTTGCTTGTAAATGGAATTGCAAAAGGGTTGTTAATTTCCTCGTTTTGTGCGGAATAAACGTTAATGCAAAGGATAACAAAGGCAATACTGCTGTTCACTTAGCAGCCCAATATGGATACAGCAATATTCTTGAGGCTCTAATTATAAGCGAAGGAAATGTTAATGCTAAAGATATCTACGGCAGGACACCTCTTTTCCTTGCTGCATTATATAATCATCAGGAAGCTGTTCAAACTTTACTGCAATATGGAGCTGATATAAACCATCAGGATAATTGCCTAAATACTCCTTTTCATATAGCTGCAAAGTGTGGGTATGACGGAATACTGTCAATGTTTATAAAAAGAGCTAGTTGCAATATTAATGACTTAGATGGAGATTTTTATACACCATTACATTTAGCGGTTGCCCATGGTCATAAGTCAACGGTAGAAATACTGCTACGGAATAGAGCTAACGTTAATGCTTTAGGTGGTAAACACTGTTGTACTCCACTACATGCTGCGGTTATGAACAATAATAAAGAAATGGTTGAAATACTGCTAAGTAAAGGAGCAAATGTTTGTGTAAGAGCTGATATTGAAGGCCATTTGACTGCACTTGATATAGCGGTTGCAAAGAATAATAAGGAGATAGTGGAGCTATTATTAATACATAGGGGGATAGTAAAAGCAGGAAATAGTTATGGAATATAAAGCTGAATTAGAGAGGTATAATTTATGATAAAGGTAATTAGAACAAATTTCAAAACAGAGTTATTCAATATTATCAAAAGTGTAATCGAAGAAAACAATTGGACACAACAAGAAGCTGCAAATGTGCTGAAACTTGACCAACCAAAGGTATCCTCGATTGTAAATTTGAAAACAAAAGGGTTTAGCGTAGAAAAGATTTTCACTCTTCTGTCTAGGCTAAATTGTGATGTAGAAATTATGGTAAAAAGGAGAGGAAATTTGGATAAAGGAAGTCACTACTAAATTATGGAAATAAATTAATGTGGGGTAAGTCATGAAAGATATTAATAGCGCAATAAAATTAAATAATAATGGTTCAGCTGATTTAAAAGTAACACAACAACAGGAATTATTTCAATTGAAAGAGAAAATAGCACACCATAACTTGTTGTATTATCAAAAGAACAATCCGGAAATTACAGATGCTGAATTTGATGAATTAAAGAAAAAAGCAGCTAAAATAGAAGAGCTGTTTCCAGAATTTAATGAAAACTCTCTAAGCAATGTAGGTGCTGAACCTGATTCGAGGTTTGCCAAAGTACAGCATATAGTACCAATGCTTTCATTAGGTAATGCTTACAATCGAGAAGACATAGAGACATTCTTAACTAAGGCGAAAAAATTCTTGAATATTGATGAATTAGAGGTAATATCTGAACTAAAAATTGACGGGCTGTCATTTTCTGCAATTTATGAGGATGGAATTTTTGTAAGAGCTGGAACTCGTGGTGATGGTTATTTTGGTGAAGACGTAACAAGAAACATCTCAACTATAAAAGATTTGCCTAAGTTTTTGCCAGGCTTGAAGGGGAGATTGGAAATTAGGGGAGAAGTGTACATTGCTAATGAAGACTTTATAAAGCTCAATGTGAATAATGATTTTGCCAATCCACGTAATGCTGCTGCAGGTTCCTTACGACAGTTGGATTCAAATGTTAGTGCCAGCAGACCGCTTAAATATTTTGCATATTCTTTGATTGGTGGAGAAGAAAAGACCCAATTTGCAGTATTAAATAGATTAAAAGAACTTGGGTTTTGTGTAAATGAACATCAACTCTTAGCAAACAGTTTGGATGAAATGTTACAGTTCTATAGTAGGATATATAATTGCCGTTGTGATTTAGGGTTTGACATAGACGGTTTGGTTTATAAAATTAATAATCTAGGATTACATAGCAAATTAGGGAATACCAATCAGTACCCAAGATGGGCCATAGCTCATAAATTTCCTGCTGCTTATGGTAAAACTAAAATTGAAAAGATAATTGTTCAAGTTGGACGTACTGGCATTTTAACACCAGTTGCTCAATTAGCCAGTATCAATATCGGAGGGGTATTAGTCAGTCGAGCAAGCCTTCATAATTATGATGAGATAAAACGCAAGGATATAAGAGAGGGAGACGTTGTCACTGTAATTAGAGCTGGTGACGTGATACCTTATATTGCTGGAGTCGATAAAAGTGCTCGCTCTTCCAATGCACCTGAATTTGTATTTCCCAAAATTTGCCCTGAGTGTGGTAGTCGGACAATAAAAGTTGAAGAAGAATCAGCTATAAGATGTTCCGGCGAATTTACTTGCAAAGCTCAACTTATTGAAAAGTTAAAATATTTCGTTTCTCAAGAAGCTTTTAACATAGTCGGCCTCGCTGATAAGCAGATCGAGTTTTTCTATAATATTGGCCTTATTCAGCAAGTTTCAGACATATTTATGTTAGAAGAAAAATTAAAAGAGTTTGACTTGGAAACATATAATGGATGGGGACCAAAATCTATAGCAAATTTGTTGAATTCCATTAATAGTAGAAGAACAATCAGCCTCGATAAGTTTATATGTTCACTAGGCATTAGGTTTATTGGACAGTATGTGTCAAAATTGCTTGCGGATTACTATGTTTCCTTTGAAAATTGGTACAACTCTATGGTCAAACTACAAAGCTACGATTCTTTTTCTGAGCTCAATGAGATAAAAGGCGTAGGTGAGAAAATTGCCGAATCTATAAGATCATTCTTCTCCAATCAGCAAAACGTAAATATGTTAAATAATCTTGTGCGCCACCTGAAGATTACCCCAGCTGATAACAATAAACGTAGTGCAGCCATAAGCGGTAAGGTGGTTGTTTTTACTGGTACACTTTTAACCCTAAGTAGAACCGAAGCAAAAGAACAAGCTGAATCTCTGGGTGCAAAGGTAAGTTCAGGTGTGAGCAGCAATACAGATTTTCTAGTTGTTGGAAATGAGCCTGGTTCAAAGTACAAAAAAGCAATGGAGCTTGGTATAAAAGTGCTCAGCGAGGAAGAGTGGTGCGAACTAGTTAATTCTCATTGATTTATATAAAGTTTCTGTTAATTTAATATTAATTTTGACATAATAACAAGATTAATGGAAACGTTAAATACTACTAACGCTAATACAAAAGAAATATTGGTACAAATGATAAATAAAGCAATAGATGATAACCAATGGAACAGTAAAAAAGCCGCATATGCATTACAAACCCCTCTTGCAGATATTTCTCTGATTAAAAGATTAAACACTGCAAACTTTTCATTGGATAAGCTTCTTATGCTTTTGGTAAGACTAGATTTTGAAGTTAAGATTTTAATAAATAGTAAGAAAACAACTTCATAACGCTAGCATAAAACCATGCGAAAATGGAGAATATATTTACCGGGCTTATAAGTGGATTTATAGAGGTAATAGCAAAAGACAAGAGATTGACCATCCAAGCCTAAAACGGTGTTCTAATGGCGCGTAAAACAGTCAGTTTAAAAATGAATACACCTGAAACTTGAAATTAGACATAAATTTACTATTAATGAGAGCTGCAGCTAAATATTATCATCTATTATAGCAACAAACACCGCTTTCTATTGAAATCTTTCTGCTAAAAAAAGTTGAATACTATTTTCAAGTATTTTATAATAGAAATGTGGCAGATTAACAAGCCTGTCCTCTCGATGGTAGGTAATCGTTATTGAGCGTAAAGGCTCTTGTTTTTTAGGAGGTTAATCTTCCACACTGAAAAAATGAATTTGCTTATTAGGCTTTTTAGCTACTTTGCAGAGCTACTTATAAAAATGATGTTTGTCTAAGTTAAGCAAGAAACACAACAAAAACGTTGAACATTTATCATAAATGATGTATAATTATTAATGGTTTTTCAGGTATATTGGCCATGGCTATTTCTAAGTTTCTAGACCCAAAATGTGATCTAACCTTTAAGCGAATCTTTGGTACTGAAAAAAATCAAAATATTCTTATCCATTTTTTAAATGATATTTTGGGGTTCGGTGAGGAAAATGCAATACAAGAAGTGGAGTTTCTTAGTACTATTATGAATCCCGAGATTGCTTCTGATAAACAAAGTATAGTTGATATTCTTTGCAAGGATTCAAGTGGTGCGAGATATGTTGTTGAAATGCAGGTTGCTAGAGATAAGGGTTTTGAAAAACGCGCTCAATTATATGCTGCTCAAGCTTACTCAAGACAATTAGATAAATCTGGTAATTACATTGATTTAAAGATAGTTTATTTCATAGCTGTTTCCAATTGTAACTTGTTTCCTGAAGAGATTGATTACTTATCTACTCACAATATACGCGATATCAAAACCAATGGACATTACTTAAAAGATTTGCAGTTTATCTTTATTGAGCTACCTAAATTTCCTAAAAGTGAAGTAGAGCAACTAGAAAACATAGTAGAACGTTGGTGTTATTTCTTTAAATACGCAGAAGATACAACAGATGAAGACCTAAAGAAGATTGCTGAACAAGCACCAATAATAAAGTTAGCGTACGATGAATTAGATAGGTTTAGCTGGGATAAAAAAGATCTAGCAGCATATGAAGAAAGAATTTTGAGTGTACAGAAAGAGGCAGCTATTTGGGAACAACGGCTTGATGATGCTAAAGATGAAGGCAAAAAAGAAGGTAGGGAAGAAGGCAGAGAAGAAGGTAGAAAAGCAGAGAAAATTGAAGTCGCAAAGGCAATGCTTATTGATAGCATGGATGTCGATACAGTTGCTAGGTTAACTGGATTACCTATTGATGAGATTAAGAAACTTCAAAAAGAAAGTATCCATTAAATTTGCAATCAATTTTATTCGTTAACCATACTGATATATAAAAATCTTAATTTTAACTAGAACGGAAATAACTTATTATTAAATACATACAAGTCACAGAAGAAAGAAGCAGAAAAAATTGAAATAACAGCAGATTTATTTTGAATTTGGCATACCTACTTGATATAATAGATTAAGCTAAAGTGAGGTATGATGAATATTTTTATATTACATGAAGACCCAGTAATTGCAGCGCAAATGTTGTGTGATAAGCATGTGGTAAAGATGGTGTTGGAAACTGCTCAATTATTAAGTAGTGTTTTTGGGTAGCAAAAGAGTCAGGTCCGTTAGTAAGCATTACAGATAAGAGTATATCAGTTCCATATAAACTTACTCACAAAAATCACCCTTGTTCTGTATGGGCAAGAGAATCAAAAGAAAATTTCGATTGGTTAATAACCCACGGAAAAGAATTATGTAAAGAGTATACTTACCGGTATAAAAAAGAGCATAAGTCAGAAAAAGTAATAGATTGGTGTGATAGTAATAAAAATTTGCTCATTTTTCAATCAACTGATATGCAAGCTTTTGTACAAGCACTACCAGAGCAACATAAATGTAATGATGCTGTAGAAGCTTATAGAAAATATTATCTGCAGGAAAAAATGAGATTTGCTAAATGGGAGAAAGGCAGAGCAAAGCCGGATTGGGTAACAGAGCAACCTACTACGTCAGTGTCTGATGTCAAAGTTGCGGCAACTCATCAAGCTATAGAGAGACCAAAAAGAAGGTAG